CTTCAGGGTACGATTGTAGAACTTATCATGCAAGCTATCACTGTAGGTGGTGGTGCATTGGCTGTCTACGGTCGAGTAACGGCTAAGACTGCACTCAAATGAGTAGGTCATTAAACTCGACAATTACTACGGCATTGGCGGCTGACGTTATTCAGCCGTTCTTTGCTATTGACCTTCTGTTCGATAGCCCCGACCAAGTTTACCTTTGGAATGGTTCTGGTACTCGCAGCCTGACTTCAGACAGCGGTGCTAACAACTACACTGGACTTGGCGACCTTTTGGTAGTAGATGTTATCGAAGAGACCGGGGACATTTCCGCTAAGGGGGCTACTATTTCCCTCAGTGGTATTGATAACAGTAACGGTTCCCTGTTCAAGAAGGCACTAGGCACTCCTTACCAAGGGCGGAAGTGCAAGATTTACTTTGGGGTTATGAACGGCAACACCCCAAGCAATATCGAAGAAGTGTTCTCCGGGTATATGGACCAAATGGTCATTGACGAAGGACCAGAGTTTACAACCATAACCCTATCTGTAGAGAATAAGTTGGTAGCTCTGGAACGACCTTCTGGTAGTCGCTACACCTCTGCATACCAAAGAAGCCAATACTCTTCCGACAAGGGTTTGGATTTTGTTGCAAGCCTACAGACAAAGAAGATCGTTTGGGGAGCTAAACCAGAATGAATTATCAGCAAGAGTTCTTGGCTACGGTCAAGAAAGACATCCGACCCTTGCTTGAGCGGCACTGGAATGACATTGCCGTAAATAAAGACAAGATTAAACTGAACCCCGATTGGGACGCCTACCATTCCCTTGAGCAAGATGGCAAGCTAAAGATATTTACTGCCAGAGAACAAGGTGAGTTGGTAGGTTATTTTGTAGTTATTGTACATAGAAACCTACACTACAAAGACCACCTGTTCGCATCCAATGATGTTATCTTCCTGCACCCCGACCATAGAAAAGGGCGTACTGGTATCAAGCTAGTGCAGTTCTCTGAGAAGTGCCTCAAGGAAGATGGAGTTTCTGTGTTGGCAATCAATACAAAGGTCCACAAGCCTTTTGACAAATTGATGCAGTTCCTTGGGTTCTGCCTAGTCGAGCGCATCTACTCTAAGTACATAGGAGACTGATATGGGCCAGAGTCTTTTAGCTGGTGTTGTAAGTGGTGTTAGCGGTGCTATATCCGGCTCTAAGTACGGCGCACCGGGAGCTATCGTCCTTGGTACAATAGGCGCTGTTCTTGGTTTTGCGGGTAGCTACCTAGCAAAGAAGGAAATGTCAGAGCAGCTTTCCTCTGTTATCTCAGGGGGGGATTCTGAGAAGAAGTATAGCGGCTATACCGTCAACAGCCGGGGTTCCGCCCTGCACCACCAGATTATCTATGGTAAGACTAAGGTAGGTGGGGTTATCGTATTTGACGACGCCACTGGTCTTAACAACGAATACCTCAGTCGGATTATTGCATTTGCAGGGCATAAGGTAGATGACTTTGAAGAAATCTTCCTTGACAACTACAAAGTAACCTCCCTTGGCTCTGATGGCAATGTTGCTACGGTTCAAGAGGTTGATGAGCAGGGCAACTTGATTGGCTCCCCCTCTACTCGATTCAGTGGGCTAGTCAAAATACGTAAGGTTGATGGGGGACACACTACCAGTCTGGATGGGCAAAGCCTCTCTAACTTCAGTGGCAAGTGGACTTCAAATCACGTACTACAGGGTATTGCACATTTGGCAATCGTCTTTAAGGCTGACGTACCCACGGATGCAGACGATGTTAGTGCCTACCCCAATGGCCTCCCTGTGATTACGGCTCTAATCAAAGGTAAGGAGGTCTACGACCCTCGTAGCGACTCTACTGCTTGGTCTGACAACCCTGCCTTGATTATCCGAGATTTTCTCACGAATGGCTCCTACGGTCTGGATGAGGATGCGATTAATATTGACGACGACAGGATTGAGACTGCGGCTGACATTTGTGATGAAAATGTAACCACGGATGGTAGCACTCGGTACACTTGTAATGGTGCTTGGCTGACTTCCGCTACTCCGGTGGACATACTTAGCCAGCTTGTATCCACCTGTGCTGGGGCTGTGTGGTACGCACAGGGGAAGTGGCGTCTTAAGGGGGGTTCCTATACCGCACCTGTCCTAACGCTCTCTGAGGACGATCTGAGAGCGCCTATGACCATTTCCACTAGGCATTCCCGTAGAGACAACTACAATGGGGTTCAGGGTTTGTTTAAAGGCCCTGCTACAAACTACCAACCAACAGACTACCCTTTGGTGACAGACCCTAGTTTTGTCACGGTGGATGGTGGGGAAAAGTCTGTCCTAGATTTGCCTCTACCCTTTACCAATACGCCGGGTGAAGCTCAACGTATTGCAAACATTGCGTTGGAAAGGAACCGTAGCCAAGTAACCTTGTCAGGCACCTTTGGCCTAAGAGCATTCCAACTTGAAGTTGGGGATATTGTAGCTCTCACCAACAGCCGCTTGGGTTACACCAGTGAGGTTTTTGAGGTTGTACATTGGTCCTTTGGTGTCGGTGACGACTATGGCTTGAATGTAGACCTTGTTCTCCGTTCTATTACCCCCACTGCATATGACGAATATGCTGATACGGCATTTGAGTCTGACAACACGGACTTCCCTAACCCCAATGCAAATCTGGTGATTAACAGTCTAACTGTAGCTGGGTCAGGTAAAACCCTTGGTGATGGTAGTTTTGTGCCTAATGCTATTGTTAGTTGGAGTGCGCCGGGTAACCCATTTGTCACCAGTTACGATGTAGAGTGGCGTCAGTCTTCGGAGAGTACCTATAGCTCTACCACTACCCCTGAAACCTCTGTTGAGATTGGTCCCTTTGTAGGTGGCGTCAGTTACTTTATCCGGGTAAGGGCAGTCACTCAGGGCGGCGCTAGGGGGCCTTTTGTTACCACTAGCTTTACTGGCGGTGGTGACTCTACTGCACCCGCTGCACCTACCTCTGTGTCTGCCACGGGGGAGTTTAAGGCCATTCGTGTGGAGTGGACGAACCCTACAGACCTTGACTTCAGCCATGTAGAGGTTTACGAGTACACGTCCAATAACTCTGGTGCTGCCTCTAAGATAGCAGAGTCTACCGGGGACCACTTCTACAGGACAAACCTTGGCCTTGGTGATACAAAGTATTTCTGGCTTAAGGCTGTAGATTTCTCCGGCAACAAGTCGGGCTTTAGTTCTGTAGTCTCTGCTACCTCTGAGAACGTGGGTTCTTCTGCATTTGTTAATGATGTAGTTACCTTGTTCGAGGACCAAGACCTTTACCTGATTGAAGACTATGCAACCCTACCTGCCTCTGGTACTACAGGACAGCAGGTTTACAACAGGGCAGATGGTAAGCTGTACAGATGGGACGGGTCTAGCTGGGAGCCTCTTGTGGGGGACGTTGGTGATGTTGACTTCGCCGACCTTAGCGGCACTCTTGCAGACGCTCAAATAGCTGTGGGGTCTATTAACGGCACCAAAATAACCAACCAATCTATTGATAGTCCTCAGATTACCGCAGGAGCAATCACTGCTGGTAAGATTGCCGCTGAGGCAGTTAGAACAAACAAGATTGCGGCTAATGCAATTACAGGCGCAAAGATCGCTGGTGGTACTATCACAGGTAACAAGATCGTAGCAAATACTATCACCGGGGGGCTTCTGTCCACTTCGGGGATTATTACCAACACTGCACAGATCAACAACAGCTTGATTACCAATGCAAAGATTGCTAACTCCGCAATTAGCACGGCGAAGATTCAAAACGCAGCAATCAGCAACGCCAAGATTGCCAACCTGAGTGTTGATTCCGGCAAGCTAGTACAAGGGGCTTACGTAGGCGTTGGTAACTTCTGGACAGCCTCTAGTAATAACTCCTTTGGTACGTTTAGCCAAAGTTTTGGTGCTTCCGCCAACGGGGACGCTTTTGTCTTGGCTACAGCTAACCTGCAATGTTTTGGTACGAACAATAGTAACTCAGGGCTTACAGCTACCCTGATTATTGATGGAAATGTTGTAGACGATTTCAGTATGCTCAACGCTGGTAGCCTCGTTTTTGCGAAGAACTTGCTAACGGGGGGTCGAGCTAACGTAAGTGGTGGCTTCAATGTACAAGTGGGTTTTGCCGGGTACAACATTAGCAACGATTCTTACGAAGTAAGCGTAACTGTTTGGAGGTTCTTTGACTGATGACCGTTAAACTGTACACTAAATACGACGCAGAGACAGGAGAGATCATTGGCATTTTCTCCGGTTCTGCTGAAGACGCTGCTGTTAATCAGCCCTGTATTGAAGGGGGCTGGGACAGCAAAGCCTACAGAGTTGTTGATGGGGTGGTTACCCCTAAACCTGCCTCAGAGACGGAAGAGCTTGAAATTGACCGAGCTTGGTCGGCTTTACGTAATGGCAGGGGGAACCTGTTGCAAGGCTCCGACTGGACCCAAGCACCAGACGCTCCTGTAGACGCAGCAGCTTGGGCAGTGTATCGACAGCAACTACGAGACCTACCAGCTAACACCACAGACCCAAGGAATGTAGTATGGCCAGAGCCACCCTCATAGGGTTTATTGTAGCTTTTTGGGTAGCCCTCTTTAGTCTCTTCTGGGCTACCAACTCAATTTCCCACGAGGGGGGTACTAATTCCCACGAGGGGGGTTTTTCAGAACGATCTAAACAGCATTTAGCAGAAATTCATATAGATTTGTATGAAGTTGTTTTTCTTGCTAGACTTCTATCTGAGGTTCCATTCGAGATCACTGATGGAATGAGAACAATAGAAGAACAAAGGCACTACTACGAGACTGGCAGGAGCCAGACAATGAACTCCAAGCACCTAACAGGTCATGCAGTTGATGTAGTACCAATCCCAGTGACATGGGAGCCTGAAGCCTTCCTGCCTATCGCAGAGGCTATGTTTAAAGCAGCCGACATACTCGACACTCCGATAGTCTGGGGAGGTGACTGGCGTACCTTCAAGGACTATCCTCACTTTGAATTAAAGGAGAGACCGGATGGTCATTGAGTTTCTGAGCATGGTAGGGGTGCCAGTTATTGTTGCACTTCTATCCTCTGCTGGTTTATGGCGCTTCTTTCAAGCACGGTCTGAACAGGAACACGAGAGACGTTCTGAGTTTCGTAGGACATTGCAAGACCAGATTGATACTCTATCCGAACAAGTCGGTAAGCTAAATTACCAAAAAGAATCCCTACTCCGAGAAATTGCAGAGTTGCGAGAAGCCTTGGCAGAAGCTAAAGCGACCATCCTGCACCTAGAAGAACTTCTTCGGAGACGGGCATATGATGACAAGTAGAATCCTTGCAGCCCTGTTCGTAGTCCTGTTCACTCTGACAGCCTGTACGGGCCTTGGGTTGGCCACTAAAGGTGCTACCCTTATCGCCGATGCTACAGGTAATGCTCAGATTGAACAGGCTACAGAGATACTAACAGAAGTTGCTGGTGATGCTGTACCCCTAGCTGGTATCATAAACATCACAAACACCAACTGGATCATGCTAGGACTATTGATATTGGGTTGGATGCTTCCCTCTCCCGGTGAGATACTGAGGACCATCTTCAACCCTATAGGATGGCTAATCAAAACACTACTAACAAGAAGATAGATTAGTCCAGACAAACTAAAACCCCCGTAGGTTAATTCCCACGGGGGTTCTTTTATGCCTAGATTTAGGAAGCCTTAGAACTTAAGACCGAATCCAGCAGTAATGCTACGATCAGTGCCTTCAAACTGGTCATCATAGCCCCAACTTACACGACCATCAAGGTAGACGTTATCAGCAAGGTCCAGCTTGTAGCCAGCACCTACCTCGCCACCATCCCACTCAAGGGACCAACCGTCAATGCCTACACCAGTGTTGGCAAAGGCATACTCACCACCTATGATACCAGGATTGACAGAGACCTCAAGGTCTCCAGTAATATCACCCCATTCGTTGTTCTCACCGAAGCCTACAAGGTCTCCACCATCAGCACCCCAGCCATAGTTCAGGCCCGGAGTGATAACAAACTTGCCAAACTCTGAGTCTGTGTACACCCGTGCTTGGAAGTTGCCATCAGTGGAGCCAGAAAGTTCACCAAAGGCTGCTAGAGCGCCGGAGCCTACACCAGTACCAATAGCAAGTGTGGTCTCATTCTCAAAGGTAGTACCCAACTCAACGTAGGTATTTCCTACGGAGGGGGCCTCTTGTGCAGTGGCTACGCCAGCGACCATGACAGACACTGCGATTAAGAAGTTCTTCATATTTTCCTCTTATTATAGTTATAGTGGGTGGGAGCCGAAGCCCCCTTCTGTTCCAAGGCCCCCCAAAGGCCCGTCCCTTACGCTGCTACAGCGAGGGAAGGTGCAACATAGTTGTTAGCACTTATCAAGGTTGGTTCTTACGGAACCACTCGGTTGCCTCATTGTAGCATCTAGCACCAGTCGATCCTAGTTCACCCCCATAGGAATGGTGGAGGTGTCGGGTACTGCCCCCGAGTCCTGCATACTGTCTTCTACAAATCAACGGCGAACAACTAGACCAGCTTCAGGGTCTTATTTCCCTTGGGACTGGTCCCTGTCTCTGCGTAGATCACAAGCTCATTAGCCCAAGTACCGGGAGCTACCTCATCGAGATACTTGAGCAAGGTCTTCTTCCTGATCCTGACAGGCACTCGAACAGCAGCATTAAGGCTCACTGTGCCGTACACCATATCAGAGTCTTCTACGAGCTTTCTGAACTTCTTTAAGTTGTATGCCTTCATAGAGCCTCCAGTGGGGTATAGAAGTCCCACACGTACCTTGTGTAGTTCATACCTTCAGAGAAACGATCTATCAATTGGTTCATGTTGTCACAACCATTTGCCTCGATAAACTTATTGGCAATGGTGTAGGCTTCCTCAAAGAACATCAGTTGACCTAGCTCAAGCTCTTTAGGGTCTACATCAGGGTTTTCTGTAGCTATGATGGTAGACATAGCACCAAGATAGTCGATAGCTCGTTCCATACGGACCACACCACACTTGTTAAAGTCTGCTGCAATAAGGGAAGCTACATCTCTGATGTCGCTAATGGCCTTTTCTGTGGGGTCTGCTACAGCTACAGTGCTAAACAACAAACCAACAAGTGTGAGCAAAATCCTCATAACACGTCTTTACCCTCTAATCTATTTATTTCCATCTCTGCGTAGCGCATGACCTTGCGTAGGTCAGTGATGCGAGACTGAGTGTAGTCCTGACCGGGATACAACTTGTCCCCTGCTCGACAGGCATACTTAATAATATTCCCAATCTCAAACGGAAGCCTGTTCTCCATAATAAATGTAACAGGTTCAATTTTATACTGGGTGTAGTGGCTAGGCTTAACAATGATGTTGTCTGGCTCGTTTAGTGTAGGGTGTGTCAACTGGAAGCCCTCAGCGTCTAAATCTTTGTCCATGTTTTCCTCTGCATAAGGTTTGCTACAAGAATAGCAAAAGCCCCTTTGCTTTTTTGTGTTGTAAGAAAATGCCTGTACTCGGC